TGTTAAGGTTTGAAGAGGATCGTAGTTTAATTGATTTTCAAGTTCTCTAATTTCTGATGTTATTAAAGAAATTCTAGCTAAATCTTTTTCTGACTTAATTCCTTTTTGATTTAAGATAACTTGTAATTCCTGAAGGTAATCAATCTGCTTTCTTCTATTAGCCTTGTGCTTAATTAACTGAGCTACAGAGTCCGCAGTAGATAGATCTAAGGACATTAGAACGTCCATCATCACATCTACGCCAGCATTACCCCCCAAAGCCTCCTTAATATCCGTCTCAGAGCCAAGCCACTCTTTGAAGGCCACAGGATCAACTATAGAAAGATTGGTTGCAGAATAGTACGCCAATAATGCTAGATAGAACTCATGTATCCCCTTTTGCCCATGGTTTATGCCGACTATGTCTTCAGGCAGGTTGTCGGAGAAATAAGCAATAGCCCCATCTTGTCTTAAAGATAGAGCAAATACTTGATACTCAATTGGCGTATCTTGATTGTCTTCAGGTTTTTCCATCGTTATTTTTTCTCTGCTTTTTTAGTTCTCTATAAGCTTTTTTTCTTAGTTCAGAATGACGCTTTTTTGAATCTAAATAAGCTTGACTTGAATAATACTTATTCTTTTCTTTGTGTTCTTTTTTGAAAGGAGAGTTTCTTATAGCGTCCAACAGTCTATCATAGACCGCTTGCTCTGTCAGCATGTCATTATATCTGAATATAATAAGAGCTATTCCTAGCTCTTTGCATAGTTCAATTTTTTTCTGATCTCTTTTTTGAGCTTCTTCAAACTCATATTTTGATTCAAAAAACTTGGATGTATAAAAAAAATGCTGTCTTCCATGATATTCTGCGCCTACTTGATAGGACGGACAATAGACATCTAGTCTCAATTTATCTTCTAAGACAAACTCATTGATTATTTTTTCTCCAGGAAGAAGTTTTTGCATAATTGCAGTTAGCGCCGTTTGTCCTCTAGACATTTTTTTTCTAGAGTTTTTTAGCCAAGATAAACCAAGCTGGTTAATTTTTTGATTTACCTTGGCTAAAGGCCAGCCAACTTCTTTAGATATTTCATTTAAGCTTAATGAGGTATCAAAAAGCAGATCAACCATATATTCTGTGTTGTCTACTTCATCTTCCCAATTATCTTTTTTCATTACGCTTTTTGTAAAACTTCTTTTTATTGTCTGTGTTTACTTTTTCTTTTTCAGAATTTTGAATAGACTGAAATCTAACTGAACTAACTATTTTTCCAAAATCAAGAATAGATATATCTAAATTTTCCCACAACTTTGGAGCTATAGCTGTTGCAAGCATGGGGCAGTCTAGTATACAGCTATCTACTCCACCTTCAAATTCTGACAACTGAGAAACTATTGAGTCTAGTTTATCGTAATAGTTGTTATACGGAACAGAAACTACATACTGGTTCTGCCCAAAAACTTTTTGAACAGTTTTCTTATCATGAAAAGATAGAATGACATTCTTTGACTCCCTAATATAGTGATTGATAAATATGTCTACAACTTCTTTTTTATTAGCAAAAAAATACTCAAACATTCCTGCATCGTAGTACTTGTCATCTTTCTGCAGACCGAACTCAGAAAGTTTTCCAGCAACTATGTCGTCTGTAAACTCAACCGGAACTGCTTTTAAAAAGTTTGGATCTTGAATTGCCATACACTTTGTTAATGATTTTACAAAGTATTTAGGCGGTTTCTTGTCGCTATTTTGCAACATTAAATTGATAGCTGATCTAGAGATGTTTATGTAAGCAAACTTTTTTTTCTGCTCAAGCCTATATGTTAAATCTACTATTGACTTAACTGGATCTAATATCATGTTGTTTTCTTTCATTTCAAATACCAAAATTTCCCCATTGAATTAATACCGGATTAGGATCTATTATAGAATTAATATGATTTAAAGCGTGGAACTGTCCACCATCTAATGTTGAGTATCTTTCATACTTAGACTTTTTATCATCATCGTATGTATAACCAAGATGCTGCATAACTAGGCCAGAGTCTTTCCAATAGTTTCTTTGGCGAATCCACTGGGGAACATATGTTGGTTCAGAGCCACAAGCTAAAGCTTTATTCTGAAATCCAGCTCCTTCTTTAAATCTAAAGATTCTAGAAGAATTATTTGGTGCCCATAGTTTATCAACCCTATAGTGAGTCTCACTCCACATGTGATAAAAACGAACATTTACCACATCAAACTCTGATTTCGACAGAACGCTATTTATGTTAGCATTCTCAAAATCATTAACGTTATATAGCATCTCGTCGCAATCTATTGCAATAATCCAATCGCCGGCTTTAGCATAATTTTCTAAATTACCCCAAGCCAAAGCTCTAAGTTGCCCCTCATGTTTCGTGAACATTGGCTCTGGCGTTGAAAATACCTCTGCATACTTAGACGCTATCTCTGCAGTGTTATCATCGGAGCAGTCGTCTGTAAAAATTATTTTATCTACTTGAGTAGATAATCTTTGAAGAACTGGTTCTAAAAATCTAGAGCTTTCATTTCTTCCAACCATTTGTGCGTATATCATATAACTAACTTTCTATACAATGAAGGGAGGGCCGAATAAACGACCCCCCCTTCACGGGACAATACTAGAATCAGGCGATGATCTGCTCGCGAGCCTCAACAGCTGAGATTCGCTCGATTTCAACATCCTTGAACATTACTTCACCGGTAACACCACGACGACCCATAGCGAGCTTCTGGGCATCGGTCTTGCTGTTAGCCTTAACCAGTGTGGTTGTGGTAACGGTGAAGTACTTGAACTTGTTCTCTGACATTTTATTTGTTCCTTTTTGTTATTTAGTTGGATAATGTATTGCGATATATTCTATCGCATCCTGCAGGGTATCTGCAAGCTTTGTTGCCATATATTTCATATATGGACGATCTTTATTTTGATTAGAGCACATAACTACACATGGTTGACCATGCATTTTAGCCCAAGCCATTTCGAAATCTGTACCTATGTAAGCTCTATCTTCTAGCATGTATTCTACCAGCAATAAATCAGATTTCTTCTGCATAAAAAGATTTTTTTGAGCAATTTCTTCTGGTTGCATCGAGTAATCTTCTGGTATAGAAGTTGGATCCAGAACACTGTACCCTCTTTGGGTTAGGAGAAATGTTGCCTCTTTACGCCATCCTGTTGCATATTCGCCAACATAATCCATGGCACCTGCTAAATAAACTGTAATACTCATATAGGCCAATAATACTCTAGGTCAGCTGGATCATCAAAATATTGGGAATAATATTCATAATCTTTTCTAAGTAAATTTGATCTGTGCGACTTATGAAACTCTTCTTTGCCAAACCAATCAGGATATTTTAACGCTGAATGATCTACGTGCTCAAACTTCATTGTATTATTATAACCTCTATCTATCCATTGAAGAATAGTGAAATTCTGATACAACTTTAAAGCCTCTTCGTAACCTGCCCACATACGAGTAACAGGATGGTTTCGCCAACCTTTTGTTGGGGTTCTGTCAAGAAGTATATTGAGAACTTGGAATGTTTCAACACGCTGCTTTCCTAGCCGACGATAATCCAATACCTTTACTGACTCAATGAAATCAGGATACGGGAGAAATGTTTGCATTATTTTTCCTTTTTAAATTCTGTCCACGTTTTTTCGCCAACACCAAAGTATTCACGAGCTAAACCTGCTGATATTATATCTTGATTTAACATGTTTCCATCTGAATCCCAAACTTTTGCCAAGATTCTTCCATACTTTTCATTTTTGTCCAAAATAGTTTCTATCTTTACCCAATGTCCTGCTTTAGTAATCCATTGATCAGTAAATTCTTTTGCAGCAAGTCCTTGTTTTTTTTCTTCTAGATTTGAAGTTCTGCTTTCTGGAGTATTGACGCCATATAGGCGAACCCTACCTTTACGAAGAGTATCAAAACCGAGATCAATGATGATATCAAAAGTATCACCGTCAATAATTTTTTTAACTTCTGCATTGTAGTAGTATACGTTCTTTTCATCGCTCATTCTAATCTCTTTCTATACCCATGTGATCACATGCTTTTCTAAAAATTTCTCTTGAAACTGGAAAGTATTTATCTGCGTGACTAATCCCTTCTCCAGGTTTTGGAGTT